TTATTTCTTGCTCTGCTTATATATCTGATTTACTCCGGTAGAAGCAAGACCAGACATGATGCCAACTGAAATCGCTGTAATAATATCTTCCGCTGGGAAGCTCTTCATCACATACATAGCAGGTACTGCAATGATTCCTCCCACAATTCCTACGATTACCGGTATCACCTTATCGCTGATCTTCTTGCTCGCCTTACACCCGATTCCAACCAGATAACAAATGATCACGATCGGTAATACTGTTACATAATTTGATAAATCCATATTCATCATCCTTTCTTCTCTAAATTTTCTAAATCCTCAATTCTATGATTTGCGGTACGAATTTTCTCATTTGCGACCGCCTGTTGCTCCTCTAAACGATATGTACGTTCAACAACATTGTTGTGCTTGTCTACTCTTTTTGATAGCTCATCAAGCTTGTACTCTATCAATGCAATTGTTTCATCATGCTTTTTGCTTGCAGCCTTTTGCTGATAGTGATTATTGATTAAGCATACGATCAATGTAACAAACGCCGCAATCATGGCAGATATTATTGATGTCATGTTTTACCCCTTTTCTATGATTCTCTGGTCCAAACATATGGATCTATTATTCTAATTTCACCATTGGCATCATACAGTTCAATATTAACATATCCTGCACATTTCCATTTACCGTATTTAAATGGTGCACTATATAGGTTCGAATTAAGTACAGCTGTACCAACCGGCAAACAATATCTTTCATCATGATTATGGTTAACACGACTATATCTTTCGTCATGATTATGATTAGTATCGCTTTTAGCACTAAGTGCTTGGTCAAGTATAGCTTTTCTGTAATATAAATCATCATGTATATGCGCCACTGGTGCCTTTTGACTTGCAAGCTCTTTAACACCAAGTGCTCCTGCAAGCTGATTTGCTGCTGAATTTGCGTCGATTGCATCAGCAGAGTCAATGATATTTAAAGAATTCAAATGTGTTTCGCATGCGTTCTGGAACTGTTGTGCATAATAGATTGCTAAATCTTTATATGTCGGGCAGACCATAAACTGTGTTGATATCTTGGTCAGTGCTACACCTGATACATAAACCGCATATAGCGGCATTTGATTTTTCAAATCACCATTTAAAATATCTCCACTTACTATTTCAGGAGCAGACGGCGTTCCCGACGTTGCTGTCCCCTGTACAACTTCTAACTTTGCAGATTCAATACCTGATGCCGCATTTTTCTCGTAGGTCATTACGATCAGATCAATTCGATTTGTTCCTGCGGTACCTGTCGATATTGTCAAATCTTCATAAGTATTCGGTTCAATACGGATATGTCTGCCCTGCATCAGCATATCGCCGTCAGAAATTCTAACTGTGTTGTTATTGATAATTGCTCCTGCAAATCTCGATCCGCTACTCATGACAAATTCTCCATCACCAAAAAAGGCAGCATTGAAGCTGCCCTGATCTGCTGATCTAATATGTTCTTTCCCGGCATACCCTGTTACTAAATGTGCCATAGTCTTTCCCTTCTTTCTCCACTTAGTGAATAAGCGACATCCATGTATTATATCCAACAACACAATCAACTGTAAGCAGATTGTTTTTCTGATACTCTTTCACTACTGATTCTGTAGCTGTGTCAAATACCCCCGGACATGTGAGATCACACGCATATCCTTTAAGCATAAGCAAAATCTGCAGTGCAGTAACCATGTACTGTTTCTCGCCCTTTTTTACATAGTGCTTTCCAAGTGCGGCTTTAGTGGCAGATCCATAAATCCCATCAACCGCAAGTTTCGACTTATAGTCTAAGTTCATCGCTGTTTGTAACACCTTAATTCCGGCTTTAATGGTCGCATTTCCACGAATACCATCCGTTACGATTCCGGCACCGGCAAAATTATTCGCATGGATCTGTCCGGCACGAATGATAGCGCCCTTACCAGCGATATGTTGAATCTGCTGTATAGATTCAGTCTTCGATGGGATATTCTCGGATTTCACCACTTCTCCAAACGGAAAGTTTTTTCCAGGGCAGGCAGTCTTACTCACATCACTATGCTTTCTGAATCGAGTAATTCCATATTCCTTACGAAGCAATAAAACAACTTCTTTCAAAGCCTGCTTCTGTGCTTCTGGCATCTGTTCATTTTCAAAATTTCCCTCACAGCAAACTCCAATCGTGTTGTAATTCACACCAGATGCATGTGCGCCGATCATATCGATTGGTCTGCCTTTGTATACTTTGCCATCCAAACGAATATAGATATGATACCCAATGCCAGACCATCCATTTGCAAGATGCATTCTGTGAATATCCTCTACACTACCGTGACATGCAGCATGATGAAATACAGCTCCTCCATCTGTGTTTTTTCTCTTTGTAAGAGATTTAAACTTTAAATGTGTGTCGATTATCTGCATAATAATCAGCCTCCTTCTTTTTATTTTATGCAATAACAGTTGTCATTGCAGCATTGTCCTCTTCAGCATTACTTCCTGAATCATCCAAATTGTTTAATGCATTAACCTTTTCTTCAATACGAGATATGTATTCTAATACAGCATCCATTTTAGGTGTGATTTCATCTGTCCCAGAAAAATCAAGTGATGTAGCCGCCGAACAACAAATTGATGAAATTCCAGTCAACAGTCCTTTAATCTCATCTGTAGTCATCTTTCTTTCAACATCCGTCATGTGCTACTCCTCTCCGATCATGAATTCAATTGCGAGACATGCTGCTGGTGTGATGTTCTCTGGCAGATCATCAGCTGTAATCGTGTTGATTTCCAGCGACGCTTCGACTGAACCGATCTCATTAAACTCTTTGATGAACTCGTCCCAGTTCGGATTTGAACGGTTCATAGTAACTCCGTCGTCAGAGTACTTTCGTATCAGCTCATCACGAGCCTTGTCATACTCCACAAGATCCTCATCAATTTTCTTGATATTACGAGCAACGGACAGTCCTGCCTTACGCGAGAACGCAAGATCTAAGATGCCATTATTGGCGATCAACTGACGAATATCAAACAGTTTGCTTAATGTTGTAATGTATTTTTTCATAATGTTTTGACTCCTCGCTTCATAAAGTAGTAGTGTTTATAGACCCTCTCCAAGGTCTTTATTATTTAACTTTTACTAAGTACCACCCGCAATGACATGCTCTAACTCCTGACATACTGTTGTATACCCTCAAATAAAAATTAGTGTTACTACTAACATTTATAACAACTGGGGAACTACAGCATGCCCTATCCATATTATCATCTGACATATAAGCCCCCGCATCAGTAGCTCCACTATTAGTTGAAAAAACCATAACCATTCTGGATGCAGGAGTTCCATACATCTTTGCAAACACTATTCCGACATATGTTCCAGCAGGAAGTGTCACGCTAGCAGGGGTATTCCATCCGCCACATGTAATATTAACATTTTTGTCATATCCATATATAGGTGCCGAAATACCACCAGCACTATTAGCATAATTTGCAGATTTAGCATAGTTTACGCTAAAGTTTGATGGATTATATACATACATGTTTGCACCATCATTTCCACCCCACAACCAACTTGGCTGTCCGCCTTGTCCAGACCAATTCCATTTCATACCATTGATTGTTCCTGAGACGGTGAGGTTGCCCGACACAGATAATACGTCAGCAGATAGTATAGACGCATGTGTTCCATTCGGATTCGAATAAAAATACCCTTCATTTTCATATCCCTCTGCCATATATATGCCCAAAGCATTAAAATCTCCTCGAAACTTTTCAGATTGACAAGCAATTCCATCAGAACCTATCTGTGTAGCTATGGTTCCTATTTTATCGCCATAACCAATGGGAACATTCGTTGAGGTTAAAGCGATATACGCTAATTTGCTTCCATCGCTAGTGATATTCACGCTTCCGCCAGTAATAGTCGCCTTAGATGAGACTATTTCGCCCTCGAATTTACCGCTCGTAGCATATATCTCGCCAGTAAACTTACCATTTTTCGCCTCTATTGAGCCATCTTCCAGCACTTTGAAATTCTCATTGGCGGTGACAAGACCTTCGAGACTGATTTTTTCAGCCTTGATTGAAATCTCCTCTGCCGACTGGTTGATTTCAGAAATGATTTTTTTCTTTTGAACCATTCCTTCTGGCGTAGCACCTACACTGTACGACGTTGATGTTGTGTTGTCCGTATAGGTGATGGTCGTCCTTGTCCAAAGATATGGCTTTGATGTGTCCGCAGCCGGTATCGACGCAGACCATGTCCCGGTTGGGGTTGTTGTACCGCTAGACGATGCCTGATAAGTCACCACAGTTGATTTAACACCTTTCCCGGTTGCACCGGTATCACCCTTCGCTCCGGTAGCTCCCTTATCTCCATACACACCAATAACCTTCTTTGCAGTATCTACCGAAGTATTGTTCGTATATGTGATCGTTTCATAGTTCCAAAGGTACTTGTTTGTTGCTGTCATCGTCGGTACTGTTGTAGACCATGATGTTGGTACTTTAGTATTCGAGGTTGATACAGCATAAAACTCCTCTATCTCCTTAATTCCTATTCCGTCAGTTCCATTCGTGCCGTCACTTCCGTCCTTACCATCGGCTCCTGGATTTCCTCTATCACCATACGCACCTATAATACATGGCATTGATGTACTTACGATCGTTCCATCTGTCAGTTTTACAACCTCATAATTCCACAGATACTTTTTACTTGATGAAACTGACTGCACTGTTGTTGTCCATCCAGCTGTTTTCGCTGTGACACCACTTGAAGCAGATGTCGCCAAATAATAGTTGATAACTTCACTGATACTCTTACCGTCGACGCCATCCTTACCATCAGCTCCCGGTGCTCCATCTTCGCCCTTATCTCCTTGGTCGCCTTTCGGTATCACGAAATCAAGAATCATATTCTTGTCGTCTCCAGCATTTTTCACTTCCGCATCTGAACCAGCGCCACCTGTTGTCACTGATCCTATTTTGATGCTCACTGTCTGCCCAGATCCGTCACCAGAAGATGGATATGGACCAGCAGACACACTCACTGTATCTGCCTCACAATCATAAGATATTGATGTACTGTTATTACTAATATTGACAATTTTCTTAGATACGGACGCAACTACATAAGTGCCTGTAATCTGCTCTCTTGCCCCTACCTTGTCATTTACATCAAATATATATTGATCGTTACTGTCCAACGAAAAATCGACCGAGTCACTTGCAAAAGACTCTGTTATCTTATCAATTCCACCCTGAATCAAATCCTCATCTGATTCAGCATTGGAATTGTCGTAGATCTCACACATCTCATCCAATCCGGTAAGTGTCTGTGTTCCACTGATATTACCAAGCAAATCGCAGTAAATGTGAATTACTCGTCTATCTTTCAGGTCACCTCGTCCAAGACATATAACATGATTGATATGCTTGCTATTTCTCTTAATTGTGAAACTTATCTGATCTGTATCAAACTGCTCATCCTGACTATAATCAGCAAGAGGACTTGCCGATAACTCAACAAATCCTCTATTAAATACCATATTCAGTTTTGCATTGTATGCTTTCAGCATCTTTATGATGCCTGTATAACCCTTTATATAACGATTCATCTGATAAGATGATATCTGTATCTTTGAGTTCAGAGTGCTTACCTTGAACAGCTCCGAAAGTCCCATCCGGTCGATCAAAAGCTTTAACACTTCGTTCGCTTCTCCAGATACGATCAAATAGTCTTCGCCTTCATCTGGTTGCAACACTTTAGACTCAAGTATGCCGTGCCATGTACGACCTGAGTATGTTACAGTCGTCTCATCTGTATCAACGCCAACGGAATCTATCACTCCGCCATATTCTTCGCCCTCAAAATAAAGATAATAACCAGTTTTACATACGTTATTATTGATATTTACTTTACATTCAAAATCATTCTCGTCGCTTCCATATGCAAGATCTAATGTATAATCTTTGAGCACATCGATATCTTTTTTGGATTCATTCATATAAATTAAGTCCATCTTGGTATGCTCCTCTCTTCCAACAATGTAATATCAAATATCAGTTTTGACGAAGTAGCTACATCCATTACGCCCGGCGGGATCTTTTGAAATATGTAAGAATCTCTATTTCGCAGATCAAAACAATTCCGCTGACTACCGTCGCTTTCATACAAGATTATTGTCTTTTCTACAGAGTCAATCGTCAGGTACTCGTTTGCTTCAATATCAACATCCACCGAATACATATGTCCTCCAAGCAATATCTCTGGACTTTTGCATGGTCCATAAATACGCATCCGAAAATTTGTATTTACAAAATCCGCATTTTGCAGTTTTTTACCAAGAATATTTGATGTGTAATCATATGGATGATCGTTATTATAGTCTAAGTTTTTACCAACTATCTCCTCATTTGAATTGAATGTAATAATCGTTTCTTTTATCCATTGCGGATAATCCGTCTGAATCGTCAACGTATTCTTCATGTATCGCTTATTATAGGTGTATTTTGACGCCTTACATCCTGTGACATAACACCGCATATAGTAATCGCCAATATAGAGTTTTCCATGTTTTCTGGCAACTACATCCTTTTCACACACCTCAAACAAACGATTTCTACTTTCTGTGCCCTCGTCATCATTTCTACATGCAAAAACGACTGGCAACGACTTCTTGACAATTCCCATCTTAAATGACGATATTTTGTCATTCATGCTTGTAGCTGTCCATGCGAAATCATGCAGATCGTTCTCGTTGATATAGATGCCATTCGCACCAAATTCAATTACCTCGTTCATATGATTGACATATCGTGCTTTTTCTATCAAGTTGCCGTCACCTCTTTTACCATTCTTGCAAATTCTCTCTTATCAACTTTCATATTCACGGATTCCATACCCTCAAGTATCAGATCCGGAAGCCGCTCTAACAGCTCATATATAAGCTCAAGCAGTGCATTGTCATTTTTGCTTCCAGATGATGACTGACCATAATCTAACGCATTCTTCATATCCTGCGCTACTCGCGAAATCCACATACGGTTCTGGTGCAGCGGTACAACGGCTTCCGCTCCGTCACCTTCTAGAAGTGCAATCTCACCTTTCTCAACAACACCGCCTTTTGCATGCTTTCTAGCAGATGTAGATTTATTAGTTATTTTTGCCGTTGCGCTGCTTTTCAGCGATGACGTATCCACTTGAACATTAACATCTTGAATAAATAAATTATGCAAAAAATCCTTAAACCAACTCGCGATATTCGGCGCAACCTCTTTCAAACCTTGCCACAATTTATTCATAAGTCGTTTTCCTGCTTCCCACATTTCACCAAGGCATTCACCAATTGCTCTCACAATAGACGCTATAATCTCTGGCATTTTCGAAGCTAAAGCATTCTTTATTTCCGCAAGATTCGTAATAAGTGCCATAAACAAATCTACGCCAGCGTAAATCATATCATCCAGATGCTCAAGCAGAGCACCTGTTATAGCCTCAATAATTTGCGGCAGCGCTTTACAGATTGTATCAATAATCTGTGGTAGTGCATCAATCAAAGCTACAAGCAGTTTAATGCCCGCCTGAATAATTTCATCGATGTGCCCTAAGAGTGCCTCAATGATTCCATTTATAATCTGTGGCAATACTGCAACAATCGACTGTATAATCTGCGGCAACGCATCAACCAGTGATGTCAATAATTCAATTCCGCACTCGATGATCATAGGTATACAAGATAATATATTTTCGACCATCTGCATAATAATCCCCGGAAGCTCCTGAAGCAACTGCGGTACCGCCTGCAAAATTCCATTCGCTAAACCTAACAGTAACTGAATGCCAGTTTGCACAATCTGTGGCACGTTCTGAATCAATGTTGATGCAAGTTGACTTACAATTGTAATTGCTGTCGATAAAATCGTCGGAATGCAATTGGTAAGTCCCTGCGCCAAGCTCTGTATCAGCTGAATACCTGCAGTGAGTATATCCGGCAACGCTTCTACAAGTCCAGATACAATTGCTCCGGCTATCGTAACAGCCGCTTCGATGATCAGTGGCAGATTGTCCACTATCACCTCAATCAGCTGATTGATAATGTCCTTAAAGCATGGTATCAGTTCCGGCACCGCCTTGAGCAATCCATCCAGTAACGCCCGGATCATGCTCGTTCCTGCTTTGATCATACTCGGCAGCGTCGTTGATACGATATTCGGTACCGTCTTTGCAATGATCGGCGCAAGCTTCTCTACAAGCGTACCGACACCCTTCAAGGCGATTTCCACTCGCGGAAGAATATTATTACCGGCAGTCGTAACGGATTCTACAAAATTATTGACAAGTCCATCGAAATCCTGCGTATCATCAGCGATTCCAACGACAAGATTCTGCCATGCCGCCTTCGTCATGTTCACAGATCCCTGAATTGTTGTTGCCGCTTCCTTTGCCGTAGTGCCTGTGATACCCATTTCTGTCTGCACAACATGAATCGCATCTACGATATCCGCATATGATGATAGATCAAACTTCTGTCCTGATAGCTTCTCCGCATCTTCCAAAAGCCGCTGCATCTCTTCTTTGGTACCGCCATAACCTAACTTGAGGTTATCAAGCATAGTGTAGTTTTGCTTTGCGAATCCCTGATATGCATTCTGGATGGATTCCATTGAGGTACCCATCTTATTTGCATTATCGGACATATCCGTAATCGCTACATTTGCCTTTTCAGCCGCTGCCTTTGTGTCTCCATCCAAGCTCTGTAACAATGATGCAGAAAAACCTGTGACAGTTTCCATATATTCATTTGCAGACAATCCAGCCGTCTGATATGCGTTTGCAGCATATTTCTGTACTTCACTTGCCGAATCCTTGAACAGTGTCTCGACACCGCCGACTAACTGCTCGTAATCCGAATATGCTGTCACAGCGCTCTTCACAAGTGCCGCAGTTGCTGTTGCAGCTGCCGTTGCCGCCGCAGCGCCCCACTTTGCAAATGTTCCAATGCCCTTCAGAAGAGCTTGTCCTACGCCGGATGCCTTACCCGCCACAGAATCTAAACCATCTTCTGTTTCTTCCTGTCCTTTGAGTGCGATTCGTCCAAATATCTTAAATAATTCCATCGCATTCTCCTTATACCAATTCAATGCCGAATGCATTCATTGAATTTTCCACCATCGCTTTGATCTCTTCATCGGATAGTGATTTCTGAGATGATGCCTGACCACGTACACGATTTACGAAATTCTCATAGGACTCTCCCTGCACCTTGTTCAAGAAAAACTCCCACAGCACATCCTCTTCGGTATCCTTGTTCGTCCGCTTCACAATTGAATCCACGAACTCTACCAAGCGATCTGTCGCAATCATCTCATCCAAAAATAGAAAAGGACTTGCATATCGCTTGAATAGCAAGTCCCAAAACTCTAAATCACCTACCCGATAGATTTCAAAGCAACCTTGAAAAAATCTGCGAATCCACTCTGTCTGACCACATCCATAATCATCGCAAAGAACATTCCCGGATTCATATCTTCAAGCTCCTTTACTGTCATACCTGACAGATTCGAGAGAAGCTGATAGATGTATTTCTCAGCATTCGGAAGATTCGCCAGAATAACATCGCCAATCTCAAGCGCAACGCCCATACCGATCTCTTCTACATCTTCCATCGTGATATTCTGATTCTGTTTCGATTTTTCTATCAGGCGCTTAGTTGCATCCGATGAAAAGCAGTCAGAAAACTTGCTGATTTTAATACATGAAATAATTTTCATCATCGGAAAGAGATCTTTCGACTTCAATGGCCGTAATGTGTACGGCTTTTTCTCTTCCTGTACAGCTTCCTCTACTGTTCCCTGCATTACTTCTGTTTCTGTTGTCATTTCCTTTTCCATAGTTACTTATCCTCCTAATATTCGGTATTACGCTGCATCATCCAGCAACTGATCAACTGTATTACTCTCAACAACTTCCTTCGGCATATAAATGTGATAAGGAAGCACATTCGTCATAGCGCCTGCCTTGAGCTCAGCATAGCAATCGAATGTCGTTGGGATTGTTGATGCTTCTTTGTTCTTCGTATCTGCCGACAATCCAGATGTACAAAGTGCATAATCAAATAATACGATCACAGGTGTTCCGTTCGTCTTGTATCCGACGCATGCAAAATTCTCGACATAATCGCTGTCTTCGATTGTTGCCTTGGATTCAATCACATCCATTGTTTCATCTACCGACGTGCCTTCCTTTCCGATTGTTGTTGCCTTCAACCAGTCCTTTGTGAGTTCGACCATGTTCGTCTCAACCTTTGCCGTCTCGCCGACTTTCTGCACAAGTCCCTTCGCATTAACAAGCACACCATCAACCGAGATGTTTGTAATCTCTGGAGCAATCGTGAACTTTGTACCGCCAGATGTAGCACCAAGCAAAGTACCTGTCCACACCTTCTTGCTTATGTCATACTTAAAGTTTTTGTACAGCACACACGCATTTAACAGTATCCGTTTCGGCGTATCCGCTGTTACACCAGATACACACAATTCTCTCCATGTGTTTTCTGCCATTTATATCACCTTCCATTCTTTTATAGTCAAATTGATCTGAATTCTTTTCAAGGTCCCATCTCCGGTCGGTACCGAAAATGCATTTGAATAAAAAACAGCCACACACGAACCATCCTGATTCATGCGTGACTGTGGTAAGAATCTCTCTATTGTTTCTTTGTCCTGCTCAAATAGAATCGGATTCCCACGTGTCCATCCATTCAATATAAATGTTGTCCCCTGACTTCCATCCTCTTCCTTGGTCGGAGAATCATCTTCCATGTACTCTCCAACATAATATCGGTCTGGTATTTCGCCAACCCATTCTCCGAATTGGTATGGAATCCCGCTGGACTTCATTAATTCACCAACATAATTTAATGCTGCTATACTCATTATTTCAACTCTCCAAATATTTCATTTGCACGATTCTGAATTGCACCATTCGTAGCCTTGAAGGCTTTTTCAAGCGGTCTGTTCGGTGTCTTACCATGTGTGAAGTGTCCATTTCCCTTCTTATCCTCATAATACCAGCCGCCTTTACGACCATTACCATTCACGGCATATTCGCCAGTACCGAACTCTTCCCAGATGGCATTTTCTTCTGGAGATCCAACTGTTGCTTCTAATTCAGATTCATCGACTACATAAGTGTATGAACCCCTTGTCTCTCCAGTATCTACTCTGGATGCATTGTGTACAGCCGTCTGCACTTCTCCTGCCGCTTCTTCAAGAAATGCAATCGCCTTTTCTCTGAGCGCCTTCTTGATCTGCATGGAATTATTCGTAAACTCTACGGACATATTACTGACCTCCTGTGTATTTCAGATATATCTCCAACTGCTCATGAAGTTCCATCGGATCATCAATCACCATGATGTCATATACCTTTCCATTGATTACCATGCGACTGTTCTCCGCCTTGATGCGGCTGTCGAGCTTCTTATAGTCTGCAAGGAACACGTGCGTAGATTCCTGAATCTTAGCATTATATGTTGTGTACTTGCTGTCTCCTGTCGATAGATCAAGATACCCTGTTATATCATCCACAGTCTCCCATGTCTTATCGCATGAACCGATGATATTCGTCTCTGTCTTACAGAGCTGAATCTGACCGGTTATATTTCCACCAATCATCTAATCACCATCCATTTAAAATCTCGCTTTCATATACGGCTTCAGGAATCCAAGAAGTGACTTTGGGTATCCCATAAGCGAATTATCGCCATCCATGTTGAAATACGTCACAGAATGTCGGCTAAGTGTCTCCGACTGAATACCGACCTTGTCCCTGTTCTCGATATCCCATTTCAGCATATTGGCTACACCGAGCTTCACATCCATAGGATATTTGACCTTCGTTACAAGTACACATATTTCATCCGAAAGTGGCTCATCAAAATCCATATGTGCATTGTCCATATCAATGCCCTTAATCACATACAATCCATCGTTATACAACGATTCCGATATTTGTACGGTGTCACCCTCTGCAAACAGATTCGATGCACCCTGTAGCACTCCGCTCTTAACCTCTGCATTAAATCGTCTGTTTCTGTCTTGGAAGTTGTTATTTGTGTACTTCCGTATAAGAAGCTCCAGCGCCTGAAGCTTTGCTTCAAGCACCGGATCCTTCGCAGTAATATCGATATATGATTTCAACTCTTCAACGGTCATAATCATATGATCACCGCCTTACTGCTGCTCTGTGACAGTATATCCGTCGTGTTCCTTAAACCAAGATGCCATGCGCTCGCTCTCGATCACTGCCTGTCCGTTTGCGAACTGGACGCCACCGGCACCAACTCCGCAATAAGCAGGCGCATTGTTAACGACTACAAGCCACTTTACAGCCTTTGTCTCTTCTGCCTTTGTCTCTGTCTTTGCTGGCATATTTATCACCTATCCTCTCTGCTTACGCAATCTTGATGTTACGAAGTACACCTGCATGCTGTGTATTCTTCAACACGGTTGCAGCGATCATCTCGACCTCTGCGTCCTTTACTGTTCCCGGCTTGCTGAAATCAGGCAGGTACTTGTTGATAACCGAACCACCATTCAAGCTGATGCCATGGAAACCATCGTTCACATCGAACTTGACTGTATAGATGTCTGTCAGTCCTGTTGTTGCTGTCTCTGCTGATCCGATCTTTCTGCTGATTCCCTTCTTTACAACCGAATTTGCGGTCGCATCGCTTCCGCTCACAGTATAATGATTCTGCATGTCAACGAACTTGACACCATCCAGCGTTGTAATACGCTTTCCGAATGCTTCTTCGCTCTCTGTCTTATAGCCGAGCACACGAGCAACAGTCTGGATCTTTGTAATCATCTCTGTGTTCGTAAGAACAGCATCTGCAGCGGTTGTCTGGATCAGAAGCGAAAGTGCTTCATAGAACTCGTCCGCATTTGCCTTGATCTTGTCAATTGTAGACAAGTCAATGGACTTGGATGCTCCATACTCTGTTGCTGTTCCTGCAAGCATAGAATCCAGTCCCTGAAATTCTGGATGATCTGTTGATGCAGTTGTAGTTGCATCACCGTTGATCAGTGTATAGTGGAACAGAGAAACAATCGCCTTGATATGTTCCTCAATCTGGTATGCAAGGTTGTCGAAGTTTCCTGCCACCATATTAAGCACTCTGTCCATCTGTACAGCGCCGCCCATAATAGCAAGGTTTGCTTCGCACTCATGCTTAGTCGCTACAGAGTTTGTATAAGAACCGCCAAGCTTACGGAATTCTGCTGTAGCTGGAAGCACCTTTCTAAGATACGTGTATTTCATTGTTGAACCACCGCCGGATGCAGATACACAATCGTCAAACGGAAGCATCTGGAGCACGGTAGACTGCCGCAAGAAGATATCCACAATCTGTGAGAATACCTTATCGCTCATACCTTTCTTCATTTCTTCTAATGTCATTGCCATAGTTTTTCACCTTTCCTTTCTTAGCCGTTCGTTGCGGCTTCATACTGCTGTTTCAGCGCTTCTGCTAAATCCTTAGGCTCTGCAGAACCGCCAGCCGGATCTCCCTTGTCCAGCTTATTCTCAATAATCTGTCGACTTTCACCTTCTGAACTCTCGAAGTGTGCCGGGAACTGCGTCTTGAGGGTTGTGAGCATATCATCCCAACCTTTGATATTGCCATCATCGTCGATTTTGAGTTCTTCGCCCTTCTCTTTCAGCATCTCCTTGATCTTGAATGTCATATAATCGGTATCATCCGTCTTGGCTGATAACAAAGCGACTTTCAATGCAGAGCTGACCTTTGTCTCTTCCAGTTCCTGCTGCAAGCGGGCATTCTCCGTCTCATACGTTGAAATCTTCTGCTGCATACCTTCATCGCCCTTGGAAGCCTTCTTCAGTTCTTCGATGAGCTTATTTGCGTTGCCGATCTCCGTGTCTTTGCCGGTGATCAGACCATTCAATCTCTCGGTTTCGGAATCATACTTCTCTTTACTGATGTAATTTCCTTCCGATAGATCCGCAAATCGAACATGCTTGAGCTTGTCCTCTTCCTTCGAATTCTGCTCATCAATCTTCGCCTGCACCTGTTTGTACAGTTCTTCTCCTAACACATCTTTCAGTTCCATAGTTTCCATCCTTTCTTGACTTTAATCGCAGTCACGCATGGCAGTTATCACTCTTGCCAGAGTAAGTATTCGTCACAGTTTAATCGCCTTAAGCCGATTTGGGCATAAAAAAAGACCACGTTTTAATCATGGTCTAAATTACATAATTATTTTGTTACATAGAAAAAGCACCCTGCTACTGCGGAGTGCTTTCGTCTAATTTACCTTTGAACTAATATAGTTCTCATATTCTTCTGGTATTCCAATATCATATTTTTTGTAATAGTGTAAGAAATCAGCTGGAAATGTAAAATCCCCATCTTCGTATATTCCTGCTTGCGGTATTTCTTCCCCATCAAATATATCTTCGGTAGACATAGGCGCAACAGCCGAAATAGAAAGACTTTCCAGATATTTTAATATCTTATCTCTGCTAATATGATTTTTGATTTTCTTATAATCATCAAAATCATCTTCGCATTTTCCATATTTCATTCCTTTGAAAAATCCAAAAAATGTCATATTATCACCGCTTTCCTTGTGGCTTAAATGTTTTCATTGTTCCACTTCCGTCATAACCTACTTTGAAATGTCCGTCCTCATAAACATACAGCACATCTGTAGGAGCTTCTACCTCAACGCCTAGCGAATTAGCAAGCTGTTGAGCAAATCCATCATCCGATGCCCCTGTACTGCATGATAACATTCGTACTTTTTGACCATTGTACTTTTCATTATGAGAAATAACTCTGGCCACATCTCTTGCAGACATATTTTTTCCTTTTTCCCCATATTCTATATAATCAGGGCTTCCATGCGCTGCAAAATCAAAATAACCGCTTTTTGCAGGTATCTTATCAAGTACCTTTCTCTCGTATGGAGTTATCATTTTATTGATATCTGCTAATGTTATTGTACCATTTTCCACGCTATTTGCAAGGTATTTCTTATTTAGCCACTCATTCATAGCTACACCTAATTCATTAGGTTTTCCGAGCTGGCTGTTGGCAAATACTTCTGCAAAAAACTCTGCCTTACTTATCTTTCCATATTCTGATATATTTGCGTCCAAATCAAATACAGGATTGTTCCTTTTCGCAATTGCAATTATTTCATCATAACAATTATTTTGAACAGTTTTTTGAACATCTGCATACCACTTATATTTTGCCTTGTCCGTTTTTGCACTTTTATTTACAAAGGCAAACATATCTGAATTTTTCCAACCAAGAGACTCCATATATTCCTTCTTGATAACATTCTGTAACATATGTCCATATTCATGAGTTACCGTAGCTATGGAGGCTTCTTCGTTTGTATGTGAAAAAGGCATTGAGTATCCACTATCCATATCTTTGATTTCCTTCTTTATCAGGGAATCTCTATTCGTATAACGTTTTTTATTCAGAACCAAATATTGACTTGCTGGTGATAATCTGCTGCTATTCACATTTCCGGCGAAATTACCTTCGTCTACATCAATATCTACAAAATCGGATTTATGTATTACTCCGAATTTGCTTTCCAGACGGATCAGCTGATTTGTATTATCCACAATCAGTCTTTCGTCCATTGAATCTATATTACAGTTTCTAAAGCCAATTCTATTCTTTAATGCAGTTTTAGCTTCTTCTGCATTCTTAACAAGTGTCACTTTCGGTTTATACATCGGATTGTTATCCAGCAACCGCTTATACTTCTCATATTCCTTATCTGTCATGGAATTAAGCATCTTCTCGAAGTTCTTGCCATATTTCTTCTCCATCGTCGTAACGTGCTGCATATATGCGATATTTTCATCAGACCAGTATACTTTTTTCCACTCCGCATACTCTTCTGGAGATTCGAAAGTGACTGTTTGTTTCGAGAAATTATCCATTTTCACAATCCCGCAGTTAAGTGCCCATCTCGCTCTCTGATCCAGACAGCACCGGCAATTACAATCCTGTGATGGATCACCAAACAATCCCGGAGCTTCTGCCTTGTATCCGGCGACTTCAAACATCTCGTCGACTTCTCGGATTTGACCATCCAGATCTCGGTGCTCTGATCTTGTTCTTCCATCAAGTACCGCATTCCACTGTTTTACAACCTCTGCGCCACGATCTATTGCTCTCTTCTGAGCGTCCAATGCGGCACGATTCTGTATGCGATGCCCTTCTGTCCGGGCAATCCGGATTGAATTGTTGTACGCCTTCTGGAACGGCGTATGCTTCATATTCCGTGCAAGGTTCGATGCAATGTTGCTCCATGTCATGCCCTGCGCAATTCCTCTTGATACTTCCTGTCGCACTGCTTTCTTGATTGCCTTTACATCTTCACCCATTCGGTCATACAGAGATGTAGAAAGCTGAGAGTCAAGTACCACTGCCCTTGTCACAGCTTCTTGGTCTATCGGCATCACAAGCGGGATTCCCTGCCCTTGCATATCATACATAGAGCCGAGATATCCATCCTGATAACTCCGTGTCAGATAATCGGATACAGTTGCATATGAATCTGATTGCAGATTTGTAAGTGCTCCTTCCAACTGCGCCTTGATTGCTTCCTGATATTGCTTCTGATATATGATTGACTTTAAATTCTCTGGTTCAAGATCTGCCCGCATTGATAACTCCTGTATCTTTGCTTCACAATCTCTTAGAGCCTGCTCATATACACTTTTTAACTGTGCAATAACCTCTTCTTCACTATTCAGCTGTGCTTGTAGAACTTCCTTCTGTCGCTTGTTCACTCGTCACAACTCCATCCAATAGCCGCTTGGCATCCGCTGTATCTTTTTCTGCGTCCTGCGGCAGCTTGTCCTTGATCTCTTCATAGTCAATATCTAACTCATCACAAATAGCCTTGATAATCGTCTCATCATCTAATGTATCCGCTAAAGACATGATCGTGTTGATTACAACCTGATGTGCCTGCGCTTCCGTAAGCTTGATCTGTGCATTCTCCTGAGCATTGCTCATAATCACATGCTCAAACTTGAAATACACATCGGAATCCTGATAACCCTTCTTCTCTGTCTTATTGATCTCTTCAATTACAATCCGTACAAGGTGCCGGAGTAGCTTCTTCAACCGGATCTCAAGCTTATTACACTGCAGTTCCAAGAGCGAATATGCCGCCTTGATTGCAATGTTGGTCGTTGCAGCCGTATCCTTCAATCCTGCTGTATTCAGTCCCATACCGAAGCGGTAGATGTTCTTCTCATCAAGCTCCATCTTCTCTTTACGTGCCTGATACGGCACATCAACTGTCTTGATGTCGACATCGCCATTCTCTCCTGTGCCGATTATCTTCTTTGTCTTGAGATTCGTCTGCAACTCGTCCATGTTGTCGCCTTCGTATCCCTTAACCACATGCAAAGGGGTGTCGAAATCAATCAGGTTATTGGATAAGCTCGATGCCATCAGATCATAATCATCAATCAGCGGTTTAATCGGTCGCAGAGACGAATGTTGCTTCTTGTTATTATCCAGCCGGAAGAACGGAATAAATCCGAGCGATTCATAGTATGTATCATCTTCCTTCCCGCCATTCTTCTTGTACAGGATATGCGGTCTTGGATTGATCTCTACGGAATCATCAATCATGAGTTCGCCGTCGTCAACCATCGCATAGTATGTCGTGTCTTTCTCACTCCACACCTGCACACGTGTTATAACCTTGTGTCCTTTATCTATACGGTCCGTATAATAGTAAATCACATATGCACATCCATCATCCGTGTCTTTCTCACGCACTTCAACCACACCCATGGAATCCGCTGTAGCAAATGCATATCTGTCATTCGCATCCTTGTATGCATAAATGTACGAAAATCCCTTTACCTTGCAGTCTGTGATGCACTCCGCCAGCTCATCCATGAAGATATCATTGTTATTGAAATACTTATCCATATGCTTCTGGAGCTCTGGATCATCCGATCGCACAATGCGTTCTCCGTTTCGATTGCCGGATAATATATACTGCACCGCCTGATCTACAAGCTCCGTAAAGAATAGGTGCGGTATCTTCACGTTGCTTCGAGTCTTATCTTCAACCAGATTGCCATCTGCATTGTAATAAAATAAGCGGTACTGCTTGATGTCATTATCGCCGTCATAATACCGCTCACCGACCTTTGCAAACCGCTTCTTCTCGCTCGTTCTATCGTCGTCTATGAACTTTTTAATCTCGTCTACCGTCAGCACATTCTTTGCCCTTTCTAATTAAATAAGCCATGGACAAGGCTTACGCCATCCTTCGATACCATATCGAAGTGCCGCCATCGCATCATCCATGATTGGAACCGGCTCGTCAGTATACTCACCTGTTCGCTCGTCCTTTTTCCATTTCCATTGTTGCAGCTCCTTAATTGTATTTACACAATGAGGTGCAACAAATATTCTTCTTCGTATAATGTGGTTCTTATCGACCACGCCCTTGAGCCAGTCTATCTGAGCTTTGACAGATCCGGCGGAACCGCCCTTATCAACGCCCTTGGCACGATAGCCAGCGCCCTTCCATGTCTTGATTCTGTCCGGCTCTGCGGAATCGCACCACATAGGCTTATTCGTCGGTATAGCATGCTGAATCGCCAGCGGAATGATTTCCGCAGTTTCTTTCTCATGCACATATATCTCATCGAGAATGTATATATCATCATCCTTGATACCCAGAAGCAAGATAGCGTTCGCATGGTTGAAACCAAAGTCCTGACCGATTGCGATATCATCATAATCATTCAGATTCTGAGATACATCTGTGACTTCCCAGTTATGAAGAATCAAGCCGCCTATCTCGCCCCATTCACCCAAGCCATATATCTTGTATCCTTCCGGATCTACTTCTTTTCTACGCATCATACGCCGATGATACGCCGCATCAATAAAGCGGTTACCAAGATATGTACTATGGTGTGTCAGCACGTCCGGATCATATCTATCAAAATAGACCTTCTTTATCCAATGATTCTTATTCACCGGGTTGAAGGTCATTCTAAGCTGGTAGAACTGCCCGGGCGGCAATTCTCCACGCAATCTATCATCTATAATTTCCACATCTGCCTGCGTCAGTTCTGTTGCTTCCTCGCACCACACATCTGTGAGCTTTCCCTTCTGGAATGTGATTGACTTAAGCTTCTCTCGTTGCTTATCATCATTCATTCCACGGAATATAATCCTGTTGCCATTCGCCCGGCATTCAAGCGACAACGGCGATGTGGTCATCTTCCAATATCGCTCCGCCTTGTCTCCAAACATCCGATACACGGCACCTGTGAGCTCTGCATAGGTGCTGTCTCTGTTTGTGATATCTGACTTACGGACACACACAAGGTTCCTGCCCTTGTCCTTCATTAGCCGGAGAATGTAGTTCTGCGCTGTGTCAACGCTCTTTCCTGAACCGGCAGAGCCTTTCATCACAATATATCGCTTCGTGCTTCGGTCTACCTCCCGGAAACACGGATTTGCCTTTATATTCAGATTCAATCGGCATCACCGCCGGTATCTTCTTCATCTCCATAATCGATAGTCACATTCAATTCCATATCGACTTTCTCTTCCACCTTCTCGGTGTACAATCCATATCGCTTGCCCAGAAGCTCCGCCGCCTTCAGCTTGTCCTTCTCAGATGGCTCTTTCTCCATCTTCCGAGCCTTTGTGCTTCCATCGCCCAAGCCTTCAATCACAATCTCTGTCGATTTGCTCTGTCCACGAAGCACGGATGTAAGATACTTAAGTACCTCATCCTGATTGGCAATCAGTGCCGCTTCTTTCTCCGCCATCCGGTTTTCTATATATTCTCTGATTACAAGTTTTGACAAGTTTTCAGTTCCGATTCTATTTGCCGTTTTCTTCGAATACCCTGCTCTGATAGCTGCTTGTGTGGCATTCAGATCAATCAGGTATTCATCACAGAATCTCTGCTGTTTGGCTGTAAGCTTAGCCATCACAATCACCATCCTTTACAATATCCATCCAAACAAAAAGCCTACCGCACCGGAGGATATGATCAGCTAAAGAGTACGGCAGGCATAAAGCAAAAGGCACCATGCAAAATGCACGATGCCTTCAACTTCCATTTATGATACATTAAATATAACACAGATTTCTCGTCTCATGTTATACAAATAAGTCAAAAAAATTACAACTTTTTCACAGTCTTTATACTGATTTTATGTGTACGTATTCAAACTATACCCTCTTTTGATGCATGACACCACATCATCAAGCAGATTTTCGTCAACAATACCCTCCAGCATATCCGCTACATCCTCTGCTACATAATCCACATCGTAGCTGTTAATGCTCCGATCTATGATATCCGTCACAACCGCCATATCATACGGTACATCCATGCCGGCACTCTTGTATGTTTCAGCATAACTTTCCAATCTGCTCTTTAATCTTTCCGGATCAATCAACTTTCCCATAGATTTTACCACCTGCCTTTACAATTTCGATTGCATCATCTAAGTTAACCACAAGCTCTCCGCCCATGCCGGTATTCCCGAACCGTTCGTATGATGCTTCCTCTAACCGCTCCAAAACATTATCTACATTATAGGCTATCGGCTGCATGTCAATAATTTCAATCAGCGTATTCTGCAACACACAAGGATATTCGGCAACTGTCAATATGTTCTTCAATTCATCTGCATCAATCAGTCTCATTGCTTGTCCTCCTGTTCCATCGTCCAATCAAGCATCTGTCCGCAACCACCACAATAGCAATCATTCCATAACGAACTCACATACTCATCGCACGTCGGGCATTCTCCGAAAATAGCATTAATTCCGTATACTGCCACCTCTTCCTCGTTTTCTGTCTTGTGTATATTTATAACCTTCCTTGGAATCTGCTTCAAAACTTCACTCTCTGTCATACCTACACCTCCAATAACTCTGGATTATCAAAGATGTTGCCGATAACCTCTGCATTAACCATATTTATCCAATAACCTAAATCTTTTCTGTATCTTTTAGTATACTTGCCTGACCAGTCTACATAAAATCCAACATGTTCAGTTTTGGTGCTATCAAAGCAGCTCTGATAACTGCCGTATTTGATTTGCGCACAAGCATCACTAAATAAGTCTTTTACAATATCGTTCTCCCAAATCAGCTTGCAGTTTTTATCTTTCAAACCTGTGCATTGGCAGATGGTGTTTCTATCCACTTCATAACCGACAATTTTGCATTCATGTTCAGTGTATGGACTAAATTTTATTTCTTGTCCTATAATACAATGGCTTTCTCCGTCAAATAACGCACCTTGCACCCATTCTCCGTTGTCAATTCTTTTTGACTTAAATAAATATCTATCTTCCATTTTCTCCACCTCTCAATTCTTCGAAATAGAATTTTACATCGTCAGACACATACTTAACGATTCCAAACCGCTCCGCCACTTGATAAGGTATGCTGTCACGCATAAGCCTTTTATGTATTTCAGACAAGTAATTTCTAAATCCCTCGACATCTAAAGTGGCTTTATAATGGTTGCAGCTCCTACAAGCTGGCATGTAATTTGATATATCATCTTCCCCTCCAATTCTAAGCGGCTTTGCGTGATCTACCTGCATATCCTTATATTCGATCTCGCAACCGCAATAACCGCATCTATGGTTACATTTTTCATATACTAAAAGCCGTATCTTCTTTGGAATCGATTTTCTCTTGTTCATCACTATGCATCATCTCCTCCTTTTCGCCCGCTCCACAGCATCCTGTTTCATATCCAGGTAATTGCTCAGAGCATCCTTCTGTTTTCTGATACATTCATTTTTCTTCCGTTGCTCCGTGGCGAATGCTTTATAGCCTTCACACTCGCCATGGCAACCTACCTTTCTATCCGTACATCCTTTACATGGATATTCACTCACAGCTTCAACCCCTTCCGAAAACGATACTTCCCGCTGTTCTCCGGAAGATCTTCTAATGTATCAAGCACGCCCTGAACGTGAGCAAGTGCCCTTCCATGCATGGTTGACGCCCACGAATACGATTTCTTGTTATCCGCTGCCACATCGTCAAGGTCCTTGCCCTGAATATAGAGCTTGTGCAGCACATTGTACTCCTTGACCGGAATCTGCTGAATCACTTCGCTGATCTCGCTCTTAACATCTCTGAGCCGTGCAACATACTTATCAATATCTCTTGCAGCATCGATTGCCATAACAACCGAATCTTCCATCTTCTGGTTGGATCCTGACGACTTCACACGCTCTCCATCCGTCTGACCGGACAACGAACTTGCCAATGTAAGCCACTGCTCCCGCTCAATCATCTTATTTGTGATCACAGCATCAATCTTCTGTACCTGCTGCAAATAGTTCTTTACTTTCATTTTTCTCAACAAAATCACGCTCCCTTTTCATCATCCTTTACGATAACAAATGCAACATCTTTACGTTCCATATACTTCTTAATCTTCGAGATCTGGAACGTGGCAAGCTCACTGATCTCCAGCTTGCCCGAATAATTTCTCTTAATCATGCAGACGTTCTCATCATCCATCAGATTCGGAATAACCGTCTGCTCTGTTATGTTTTCTATGTACATGCTCATATCCTCCATTTTTGCGCAAAAAAATACCAACCATCATTATTCGATGGTTGGTATCAAATACATACACTTTTATGCTCTGTACTTAGGATATTTATCTTTATATTTTTGTCCATTTTCACAATACGGACAGTAGAAATAATCTTTTTTGCATCCTTGTGAGGCTTTGTCATAAACTTGATCTGCTGAAAGACATCCCATTTTATCTAGTCTATCATATTCTTCATCAAATTTATCCATGTCCTCTGCACTTATAGTGTCTACTACACCCTTATTTTTGCATGTTAAACAAAACTGTTTTGTGTTATCAATTAAACCCATAATACATATCCTCCTTCGTATTGGTAAGGATATTATACCATTCCAACCATCACTATTCAATTTTCAAAGTTCGACAAATTTCGACGTTACATCATCTGATCTAACGGCAATTCCATCTGAATTGCTGGGTAATCTTCCCACGGAACGCCTATGTAATCGAGAACTCTTCCCCAGCCATATTTCTCTCCAGTCTCTGGATCTGTACAACACCGATACATGTAATACTCCCATTCTTTCTGGTTACGTTCTCGCAATTTATCAAATCTATGCGGCCTTTTCTCCATATGAATGCCAAAGCCACACATACTACATCCGGTTCGCTGTGCTCCAGTAGTCCGAAGATTTCCACACTGATCCTGTACTACATCGCCGTAAATATCCGGTATAATGCTATCCACCGGCTCATATGGTATTACATTTCCATTCTTGTCTTTGCTGTAAGGTTGCTCATAGTACAACTTCTCAAACACATCCATGTTTTTGTGATACCAATCATCCATTTCCAATGCCAGCTTTAATATGTCATTTCGCATATACGGAGCAAACGGAGCCGATCGCATTGTGGTTTTTCCATAGTAGTTGCATCCGTGATCGGTAAGCGCTTCTTCTCTCTGTCCACCTTCCGACGCCATCATTCCAAGATACGGATAGCTCTGATGTTCCCTAGCCCAATCATCGCAAGGCTTCTCTTTGAGCCAATAGCAACAATCATTTGATACCTTAAAATTCGGTTTCTGATAATTCACTCCTTCATTTTCGTTTTCATATCCTCCAAACAATTTCAACCACTTCTGCGGCAGTTTCATCCGACTATTCTTCTGAAAATGTCCGAGTTCTCCACATTCACCTGTAATAATCGCATGTCTGACCGTTTTATTCTTTTCCGTCGGATTCTGTAACAATGCAATCTTACCAGCTATACGCTTACTGATTACCGGAAATCCAACCTCATTCAATACCTGTGTCTTTGTCTTATATGAATGCAGAATTGTCACACCAAGCGCTTTGTGCACTTTCTGAATACTTGCATCTTCCAGACTTGATACTGATATTGCCGGTACGTCAATTCCGATAGATTTCAAGAACACATGCAATGTAATGCTATCAAGTCCACCAACACTGACATGCGCTACTTTCCCACGTTTATCCATCTCTTGAAGAAATTCTATTGCCCGGAGTTCTGACCGCTTCTTTTTTACCTCATATGGCTGATACTGCATGGCAATCATCCGGCTTTTTGCTTCACGCTTCTGATCTTTCCACTTCTGGAATTCCACGTCCGGCTTGTCTATCTCAATATCTTCCAAGAAGTCAAATTGTTCCTGTTCCATATCTACCTCCTACGCAAACATCAACTGTCCATTTGCTCCCTCTGCAACTCTCATATTTGCTGTTCTTCTTGCAACACACATTTCCGGAAGATTTGCTCTCACAAGTGCAGCCGGTATCGGTGGACACACTGCGTTACCGCATCTTCTTACCTGCTCCGTTCTCGGATATGTCTTGCCAGTATAATCATGATCAATAATGTAATCTTCTGGAAATCCCTGACATCCATATAACTCTCGTGGTTCCAACATTCGAAGTCCGATATCCACAATCTGATAATCAACACCCTCTATCGTAACAAGACCAAATCTATCCTTTGTAGTAACTGTATCAAGCGGTGCTTTTATGTCCTGCCCTGTAGCATCACCATAGTACTTAATCAGAAACGCCCTAACCTCCCCGAAATGTCCATCTCCTGCTGTGATTGTTGGCAATGGCTGTCTAATGTCTTTTCCATCACAATGATTATTCATCTGAATAAGATTTGCTGTGACAACACTGTTATGATCCCACGCTGTCACTGTAGGTAATGGATTTTCTAATGTATCGCCTGCGCCTTTATATCCACCATCGTAATATTTACTCAAAAACGATGTGACAAGACCGTATCGATTTGAACCATCCACGGTCATAAGCGGATCGTCAATGCCTTGCCCCCGGACTTCTCCCTGCGCTGTTTCAGAATGGTATTGAATCAATGTTGGACTGATTAAACATTGCTGATTGCCAGTTGTGATGGTATGCAACGGATCTTCGCAGCTTCCGCCCGGATGATTGGTTGTATTAGTCCCCATATATGGTGCAAGTTTAGGCTCAATAAGGCAATGCTCATTTTTGCTCACAATAGTTGTAAGCGGCTCCCGGACATCCTTGCTCCGGTCTTTTGCAAATCCAGTCTGTCCGATCTGCACCATATATGGCTCACACAAATAATGCTTTCCGCTTCCAACTATGGTCGGTAATGGCTGCTTTACATCATGTACTCTAGGGGCTTGTCCTTTTCTCTCCCCATATCCAATCGGGACTATAAAAGGTTCCGGATTATCGAGTACAAACTTTTTCAATCCTCTGGCTATCCTATTCATCGTCTTTTGCGCCAACGGTCTTACTGCACGGATACCATATTTTTCTTTAATCTCTTCAGAAGTGTCAAAAATGCTCGGACAAGGCAGGCTAAAATCAAGTTGCGTGTATGCTCCAACATAAGGTTTAAGCAACCCTGCCTTGACTTCCTCACTGTCCGCCGATGCATGTGTGGGTTCCGGCCAGACAATAGGCTTTCCGTCGCATCTTGCAATCATAAAGAATCTCTTTCGCATTGTTGGAGCTCCATAGTCCGCTGCCACAAGCTCCTTAAATTGCACTTCATACCCTAACTCTTCAAGCTGTCTTACAAATTGTTTGAAGGTCTTGCCCTGCTTGTTCTTAACTGGGTGATGGCGTCGATTTAATGGTCCCCATGTTCTGAACTCTTCTACGTTCTCAAGCATGATCACTCTCGGTCTTACAAGCCCCGCCCACCGGCAGGCAACCCACGCAAGTCCACGAATATTCTTGTCTTTAGGTTTTCCACCTTTTGCCTTACTGAAATGCTTACAGTCCGGTGAAAACCAGGCAAGTCCTACCGGATTTCCTTTACATGCTGCGATCGGGTCTACCGCCCACACATTCTCGCAATAATGTTTAGTTCGTGGATGGTTGGCTTTGTGCATCTTAATCGCTTCTGGATCGTGGTTGATTGCGATATCTACGCTATACCCAGTCGCCATTTCGATGCCTGTTGACGCTCCGCCACCGCCAGCGAAATTATCTACAATAAGCTCTCCGTGTATCACTCCATCACCCCCGGCATAAAATCGAACAGTGTCAGCTCGTCCATCTCGTTTTCTGCTGCCTGAAGATATCCAACTCCATCTCGGAAATAATCATGATTCAATTCGCAGCCTTTCCCGAAGCGGTGCATCTTAACCGCCGTCATCGGTACCGTCATAAGTCCGCCGAACGGATCATATACGACATCTCCCGGATTGCTGTATCTGTTGATGATTCGCTCCACGATATCAAGCTGCAATGGACATACATGCATCTGTGCTCTTCTGCGGCTCTGTGTCGTGTTAAGTGTCCGCATCCGGTTGATATCATCCCATACCTCAAGTTGGTTCCATGATCCCGGAGCAACCACCATGAAAGTAGCCGGCAGTCTGCCGTCCTTATCAAGTTCTTTTGCAAGCTTCACATGCTCTTCATAGTTGTAAACGCTCTCTCTGCTGTATTTCCTGTATGCTTTCTGCAGATTATCCACCGATATCTCTTTCAGCTCATCCTTACTGATCAGACGATTGCCCGACGATCTCCAATATCCATGTGCGTCTATCTGCCATTGTGCCCTTGTGTATTCTTCCTTGCTCTTTGATACTGGATCATCTGCATATGCTTTGCTATGATCCGTTGGGAGCTTTCGGAACAATAGGATATATTCCGGGCATCCTACACCCATCTTGGTGCCATCCTTGCACTGTTCAGACCAGCCAAGGCGGTATGTCTGATTATTCTCCCGTACAACATCCGTCACAACGGTGATCATGCCGAAATACATAAAACCATGCTTCATGTAATGCTCGATACAATCCGCATGAAACGGCTCGATTGTCGGCATACCGGTACCTGTCGCATTTCCAAAAAGCACTCTGTCCTTTACATGTACTGCTGCCACTCTGCCAGGCTTCAATACCCTCAGGAGCTCCGGTGTCAGATAGTCCATCTGTTCAAAGAACCGCTCTGTATCCTGATTATGTCCGAAGTCGTTATAATTTGCACTGTACTCGTAGTGATTGCCGAATGGTATCGACGTATGTATCAGATCAACGCTGTTACTTGCCATGACACGTGTCTCTTCCACGCAGTCGCCGTATACCGCTTCATAGTGATTACCTCGCACGGTTCGTTCTTCTCTTGCTCCTTCCACTCCCATCTTCCTTTCCAATCGTTCAGCTTTGTTCGCTGAATTAAGTCCATACTTCTTCACGATCTCAACCATCCGCTGGACCATGTAATTATGATTCTTCCATTTCTCCAGCAATGCTTCCTTGATCTGCCGCTCGTTCTCCATGTAGATAATGTCAATCACAACCGGCTGACTCTGCAAGAATCGGTAACATCTGTGGATTGCTTGAATAAAATCATTGAATTCATAATCAATACCAAGGAATATTTCCCGGTGGCAATACCGCTGGAAATTACACCCCGAGCCGGACAGCGATTTTTTTGTTGCAAACAACCGTGTCTTTCCATTTGAGAAATCAATTACACGCTGTTCTCTCGTCTCATAATCCATGGATCCATAGATATCAACCGTCTCTGGCAACGCCTTCTTGATTGCATGGCGTTCACTCTCCAGATCGTGCCACAACAAGAAATGATCATCCGGCGAAGCATCAACAATCTCTTTCATCTTCTGCACTCGGATGTCTATGCTGTCCCGCTTGACCGCCGCTGCTTCTTTCAATCCTTCTGCTGCTTCCTGAAAGAGCTGCATCTGTCCGTCCCTGTCCGCTGTATCTCCGTAATGAATCGGTATCTCATGCCATCTGACATCAAGCGGTGGCAGATCGTATCCAACATCTGAGTAGTCAGGATTGAGATCAGACGGCTTTGTAACGAACAGCGCCCAACTTGACACCCACAGCCAAAACTCATCTTCCATGTTCGGATACAGCGTCAGGTTGTTTGCCTTTGTACTATCCCGCTGGAAAAATCTTGTCAGCGCCTGTCCTGTGTCCATGACTTCCAGATAGCCGGCATAGTGTATAAGCTCCTTGTACTTATTCGGCGATGGTGTAGCCGTGGCTACCAGCTTATACGGAACGTTCTTGAATTTATCCAAAAATGTCTGATAAGTCTTACTTCCAAATGAGCGGAGTACACTTGCTTCATCCAATGACGTTGCAGCGAAGTACGATGGATCTATATCGCCATCTCTCACTCGCTCATAGTTTGTCAGCACAATCTGACTGTCACACGCCTTGACCTCTTCCATTGTCCGGCAGTACTCCGGCTTCTCATATCCGAGCAGCTCCACCGCATCTCTGGTGAACTCCTGCTTCACTCCAAGAGGCAATACAATCAAAGCTCTGCCGCCGGTATGTTCTGCTGCCAGATGGCAGAACTCTATCTCCTGTACTGTTTTTCCAAGTCCAAACGCTTCAAACAATGCCCGGCGTCCACCCTTAAGTGCCCACGCAACAGCATCTGCCTGATGCGGTTTCAACGCCGGATTGATCTTTGAATGATCAACCACAAATCCGCTTTCTGTCGCAAGATCAATTTTACTTTCTAAAAATTCTCTATACGTCATGTCACACCTCACTTGCAACCAGTTCTCTATTGCACAGCTTCTTGATCTGTCTCACTCGTTCAAACGATATACCGCACATTTTCGCTGTATCGGTCATGCCATATCCCTGCAGCATGCACCGCATCGGCTTCTGTGTTCTCGGAGACAACTGATCTACCATATGTTCAAAATCCATCATCGTAATAAGTTCTCCGATACAATCGTGTCTGTCTTCCAGAAACGAATCCCCATAACTGTCACCATCATCATTTACAATCTTGTCGAGTGATACATACTGTGGTTTCTCGACATCTTTCCAGTGAAATGGTGTACGTACTGTCACATCTCCAAATTGAATGTATCTTTCCACATATCTGTTGATATATATACCGATATAATTTCGATTTAAGTGTTCCAGATCCTTGCTTCTGTCAATGGCTTCCACCAGTGCAAGTACACCTTCCTGTATGATGTCATCGTAATTTGGGAATCCATGATATTTATTCAAATGAAAATACACGAGTTTGATATTCTCCATGATCTTCTGATTTCGCAGTTCAATTCTTTCTGCCTTTGTCAAATCCATTCACCTCCTGTTGAAAGAGAGCTTCCATCTCATCAAGCGCAGATACACGCTCCTGTGTCGGTTGTATACTCTTAGGCATATTGCTCTGATATCCTCGTCTCTGTTTCTGCCTGCGCTCATTCACTGCATTTACTACCCATCGAATAATTGCGAGATAATGAGACTTTGTTTTGTAACCTTTCTCTTCAATGTACATATCAAGAAATTCGATTGCATCGTTACGAATATCAGCTCCGTACTTATCTGCGAGCTTGGTGAATTCATCATCCAACAGCATCACATTTCCGAATGGTCCATATGAATGCTTTGCGGGTGCGCTCTCTCTTTCCTTTCCTTTCTTTTCTTTTCCTTTCCTTTCTTTTGTGGTATAAATCTCGGATTTATCCCCATTTTTCTCGGATTTATCGGTATAATTCTGCGAATTATTTTCAAAAAGGGTGACTTTAATACAAGGGGCGGTATCTTCTTCTTTCAAAAGCCATATTCGAGAATCTACAACAAAATCTCTTTTCAGCCGTTTTACCGCCTCTTGAAATCGTCTCTGTATACCAGGGGAGGTAATGATAGTGTCCGAACTAGCAAGTGTGATCTCCGTGATTAGTGACCGGCTAGCCAAGAATGTCATTATCTGCTTCATTGAACCCTCGGACAGTCCCAAGCTCGCCATAGCGCTGTCTTCACTGTCTGCATTCCATACGATATAATATCCGTTTTCTCTATATATCTCCGTAAGAAGGAATATATAAAACATCAATCCATCAGAGCCGTATCGTGCTTGGAGCGCTCTGATTTTTGTATCCGCATAGAAGAAATCCGTATCAAATGGGAAGTAAAGCAATCCGTCTCTCTTTTGACGTGCCATCTGCTCCTTCCTTTCAATCCAGCTATTTAATAATGCAGGTTGCATAATCAATATAAACATCTTCAAGCATTGTTCGATTACATTCTACGAACTCACTTCCAGCAAGTTCCTTGTTCTCTGCCTGAATCTTCTGCCGTGCTCTTCTGATAGTCTCTGTTGCCGGGAATCCAAGCTCTCTCATGTGCAGGAAGAACCGCTGAATTGGAATCTTATCTACGTCCACACCATTCTTCTTGCCAATCTCCTTGTACACCATGTAACATAAGCATCCGTCACTGCTCCGAGTCTCTGGATGTTTCTCAAGCATCGCTTTTACAACCTTATGTGTATCTCTGATATTTGCTCCCATCTTGTCACACCTCCCTGATCCGGATGCCGTGTCTGTAGAGCATCAGCTTCCGCTTTATGATGTAATCCTTTGTCCGGAATCCTTTTGTATCCTCTACGACCGTATCTCCGTTGGTATCTATATAAACGAAATCAGCGATATAACTACATGCATGTTCCACGCAAAACTTCTTCATCTTCACAAATCCATTCTTCAATGTGACCGGTCGCAGTTCATATTGCGATGGAATCAGTTCATATTTGACCTGCATCTGCAGATTGCTAATCTCGCCAGTCTGTTCAAGCAAATGAAGCTCCCGGTACCGCCACGCTTCCTTCTTGGAATCAAATGTAATACCGTCAACTACCACTTTCCTGCTTCTGTATTTGCTCATGTAACTCCTTTCCCTCTACCGCTTTTGTAGCGGTAGAGAATGACTTACAATAAAACAAAGAATACTGTGATATATCTTTGTACAATAACCTTATCCAAACAATGCGGCAGCGGCACTGTTGTTCACCTGCTCCGGCGTCGGCATTTCCGCTTCAGCCACCTGTGCACGTTCTTCCTGCTGAGAATCTATCGCCTGTTCCTCAGATGTTTCCGCCAGCTGTGAGGGCTCTGCAGCATCTACATCTGCAACCGGCTCATCTTCTACATATACCTTGGAACCATCTTCTTTGATGTATGCCATGTCGGATTCAAATGCTGACTGCATCTCGATAGACATGATTCCCCATTTGCTGATCAACTGACGGAGCATGGTCTTGTATGCCATTGCGTCGAAGTTCTTATACCAGAAGCTTGAATACATCCACGAATCACGCTGATCGTAATTACCGGCAACATAATCTGCATAAGACACCTTATGCTTCACGCCGTATCTCGTATTGATTGCCGTCATATCTTTGCTGAATGCCTGCGAATATCTGTCAGCATGTGCAAGCATCTGATTTTTGCTCCAGTACATTGACTTTCGAAATCCATTGACAAGTTCAAACATCGCATAATATCCAACCGTCTCGGCTTTCTCTCGTGCATCCCAGTCATTAACCATCAGCTGAATATTTATTTCTTCATTCATCGGATCAAAGCTGACAAACTCACCTTCCTTGATAGCCAGTACAGTAAGCTTCTTATACTGACCGGAGCGGATTGCAAGCTGGATATACCCTTTATATCCCATCTGGAACTGTGCCACCTTCGTACCGGCTTTATTGTCGCTATACGGCACGAGGTAATAATGACCAAGCTGTGGCGATGGGGAAAGCTTCAAGCTCTCTCCCAACAGCGCACCAGACAGGATCGATGGCTTCGTACATTCTGCAAGAGCAGGATTCACGCTGACTGCCGATACTACGCCGGAGATAAAGCGCTGCACATTTCCCTTACCAAGTGCCTGCTCAATATTCGCTTTGATATCCATACGATTCAAGAACCCGGTCATTGTCGTGTCCTGAATTTGATTCTGCTTACTCTTAACCAAACTATTCTGTACCATCTTATTTGTCTCCCTTCTTTACAATCGCATCAACTACAATATCTGAAAGCGTCTCGGCTAACTGGTCTAAGATCTGTTCAAATCCGCCCTTCTTGTCTGATTCCATCTCTCTCTTATCCTTCTTCATAAGTTCATCACAAGTGGCATCCGCTAATGTAAGAATCTTTTTGTATTTTTCATCTGCATCCTTCTTGTCATAACTTACACGAAGGTTATGCTTAAAACTACCAAGGATTGATGCAATTTCAACCGCACATATACCTTCATTTCCACTAATTATTGCTGTTCCATTTTCTGCTTTTACCATCTTCATATCCTCCTAAATTGCTCTAAACTCTATATTTCTGCTCTGGAAGAATTCTTTCAGGGCAAGTGCATCTTCGGTTGTAAGAAGTGCTGCAAACCGAATCCACTCTTTTGACGGCTCCAGTTCCTGCTGTGCCGGAGCTTCCTGTGGAACAAGATCCATAACCATCTGTTCCGCCGGCTGTTCCAACTGCTGCGATGCCTGCTCCTGTGCAATCTGCTTCGCACGTGCTTCCTCGGCTTCTCTTCTCGCCTTTTCCTCTGCTTCGTACTGCGCTTTCTTCTTGGCGATTTCGGACATATGCTGCGCCTTCTCGATTGCCTTTGGCAGATCCAGCGTCTCTTTGTACAGTTCCAACGCTTCAAAGCCAAACTCCGGGAGCTTGTTGAGTGTGAATACCGCTGTGCTAATCTCGTTTAATCTGGCACGCATCGCATCTTCGATAGACTTCATCGATACGGATGCATTCAGCCACTTCTCATCCCAGATCATCTCCAGCTTTACAAATGCCTGAAATCCAATTGTCTCAAAGAGTGCTTCAATCTCCTTCCGCTTCTCTTCCTTCAACGTCTGCTCATATTCTTTGATCTGCTTATCAATCAACTGTACCGGCTCATTCACAATATCCGTGAGTTCACGAATTTTCCGTTCGAATTCATCGTATGGCTTCAAACAATCCTTTTTGATACGGATTCTCTCATCTGACATAGCCTTAATAAGCTTATTCAATGCCGCTCTGTCTGCTTTAGCATCCTTAATCTGATCACTGCCTGTATATACCAGATTCTTATACATCTCTACCTTGCTTGTAATCTCTGCTTTCAATTCTTCATAGTTAAACTGAATTACCTCCGGAAATGTTACCGGTTCTACTCTTAACTCCATTCATATCCTCCTAACTTAATACCAGCTCATATTGAGCATCCTTACCTACCGAGAGAAGGGACTTGATACGTTCGCTCTCCCGCTGATCCTTCAACTTCTGCTCTGTGCATTCCTCACATCGCTCCTGTGGATCCAGATGTGCACCACAGGTCGGACAGATATAACCATACATGGCATCCTCCTATATCTCCGGCAGTTTCACATGTGGGGCTTTCATATCTTCCACGCATGTCCAGAACTTCCGCTCTTCGTCCGCCAGGTAAGCAATCTCTTCTTCTTTCTCATTTCTGTATACCGTTTCATAGATTGTTTGCTTTGTAACATAACCATCAAATACGGATTTTAATTGTGCTGCGATAACGACATAATCAAATTCCGTAACCATCAGGTAATGCAGCACTTGAACATAATAATTTTCAGGTATGTAATGATCTTTCCAGTTTCTTCTCTGTGAGGAATTAAGAATATTAGTTGTCTTTATCTCTAAAATTCCTTTTTTCCCATCTGGATCTTCAAACCATCCATCAAGACTTGCATGTGCAAATGGATATTTGTCATTTGTCCACATATTGTTTTCTTCGTAGAAAACTTTTTTTTCCGGAAAATCCAAACTAAACAAAGCTCTTAGATGTGGTTCTGCCTGTATGCCATACTTCACATACGGCTT